AACAAATGTATATCCGATAGAGTTGGAGTCCACTGCGCTGCCCTTTGCATCTGTCACACGCGCTTTCAGCGTTGCATCCACCTTTAAAGGGCCGGACCATGTATAGGTTTCTTTCCCGCCGCCCGCTTTCGGCGCACTGATTGTATGCAACACAGCAGATCCGTTCAGGAACTCCACCTTTTTAATATCCTCGGATTTTTTTGTGATAGTTGCTGTGAGGGCAACATTTTCCAAAACAGCGCCCTTTTCTTTGATGCCGCCGCCCGGATTCGCCGCAAATGAAATCGTAGGCTTTGTGTAAGGATATAAGATATCATCAAGCACCTTTTTAATCGGCACATTGTCAAAGGTTGTTCCCGCCGGAATCCCTCCGTGCGCTGATACCATAGGCGTATCATTGCTGTAGCTCACGCAGTCGGCATCTGTCAATGGATTCACATCTTCCAACACTTCTCCTGATTCCGCATCCAGCAGCTGTACCTGTACTTTTTTTAATCCATCCATTTTTTATTCCTCACTTTCTTATAATACTTTAATCCCCATATTGGGGCTTACC